GGCGGTGTGTGATACCATGAGCCAGACCTTTGCTGGTGAGGAAACCACTGATTTTGCACAGGAGTTTCGCACTCCACTGCCCGGCAATTACATGATGGACGAAATGTACCCGCAGTTCAAACGCATTGTGGTGCTGTAACCCTTTGATTTTGCAGGGAAATATTCCCGCTAGTTCGGTTGACTAGAAATTGCCAAATCCGTATAATATGGGTATAGTGAATAACAAGGATCCAGCGATGAAATATCAGAAAAAATGTTGCTTTTGTAGTGCGAAACTTATCAAAACCAGCATGATTCGACAGTGTCCTCGCTGTGCCTCACTGCGCCGCGGACTGTGATCAGTGGTTGACCAATAATACCAAAAACCCTATAATAGCAACATAAACTAATAACACAGGAGCTAGAACATGACGCAAGTGATTATCAAACGCGGCAGCTATCGCAACCAACCGGTGCAGAACGTGACCTTTACCTTGGTCAAGGATCTCACCCAGGGCAAGAAAGGCAATTTCGTGACTGTGAAAAATGAGGGACAATTCCCGGGTTTTGCGGACGAGATCCGCGTGAACGTGGCCGAGATCCAGGACTTCCAGGTGATCGGCAACGGTGAAAGCCGGCCCGTAGACACCGCCCCGGTCACTGCTGCTCCGGTGGCCACGGAAACCGATGAACAGGTCATGAGCCGTATCCGTGAGCGTTTTGGCATCCTGCACGAAATGACCAAGGCCTGTGTGAGCGGTGATATCCGCGCCATGATCGTGTCGGGCCCGCCCGGTGTGGGCAAGAGCTTTGGTGTTGAGCAGGAGGTGGAGAAAGCCACGCTGTTTGACAAGATCTCGGGCAAGCGTCTGCGTGCCGAGGTAGTGAAAGGTTCTGCTACCCCGATCGGCCTGTATCAGACCCTTTACAAATACTCGGACGCCAACTGCCTGGTTGTGTTCGATGACTGTGATTCCATCCTGCTAGACGACGTGGCCTTGAACCTCTTGAAAGGTGCCCTGGATTCGGGCAAGAAGCGCCGTATCTCGTGGTTGAGCGAGAGCCGGGTGCTGCGCCAAGAGGGCATCCCGGACAGCTTCGAATTCAAGGGCTCGGTGATCTTTATCACCAACCTCAAGTTCGACCGGATGAAGAGCCAGAAACTGCGAGACCACTTGGATGCACTGCAATCGCGTTGCCACTACCTGGATCTCACGCTGGATACCATGCGCGACAAGATCCTGCGTATCCGGCAGATCGCGTCCGACGGCGTGTTGTTTGCGGACTATAATTTCGATCAGGCAACCCAGGACGCGATCATCCAGTTCATGGACACCAAACAGACACGTCTGCGTGAGATGAGCTTGCGCATGGCGATCAAGATCGCGGATCTGGTCAAGAGCTTCCCTAACAATTGGCAGCGCATGGCCGAGACCACTTGCATGAAGAGTGCGGACTAAGGAGACCCAGATGGGATCAAAATGGGTTGTGAGCGTGTTGGCAGTAGTTACTAGCGTGATGATCGTTTACGCAGCCCAGGTCGAGCAATCCAGACGCGAGTGTGGGCAGGCAACCGTTGCAAAAGGTTACCCAGCTGCGGAGATCCGACAGATCTGTCGTTAGCAACCGAGCAGTACCGGATCGCTGAGTCTAGCTCCTAAGCGATCTGGATTTTTAGAGGCACCTTCGGGTGCCTCTTTTTTTGGCCAGCAGCAGTGGCATATATACTCCATGCACCTAGTCGTGGAGTTGGGCAAAAATCGAGATCTAGAACTACGGTTTCGTGTACTTTCGAATCCCATAGCCCAGTTATGGGTCGAACGCATGAACCTACGGCATGCGTGGCCCCTGGATGACCCGCAACGGTTCTATGGATTTGGCTCTCGAGAGAGTCAACATCAACAGGCACTGGATCAATTGACACAATGTGTTGACATCATCAACGCATACCAGCCTATCATACGACGAACCATCACTGACCATTGCGACCAGGATCTACTCAATTACCTACATTGGATATTTGAGACCTACCACGGTCAGCTGGATTGTCAGAATACTCAATGGTGGAACCAGGCACCGGTAGAGGTACAACAGGCATTGGCCCGGCTCAATATATCAGTGCATCGTTACGAAAGCCTGACACTGGCCCGACCACGTTTGGTTTGTACCTGGTGGGGTATGCCCAAGACTCATACATTAGATCCTGAATTGTGTCAGCGTTGGGGACAAGTGGGCAGACAGTTTGGGACAGTGTATCTCAACTATTGTGAGATTGGCAAGACTCTATGGGAATTGGCCCGGGATCATGATGATTATGTAGGACAGAACATGTTCTTGCCATTCAGTCATTACAGTGCGGACTTTATGGTCAGTTTCTACGACGACACACCCCAATATCTCCAGGAACAGCAAGAACTGATCTATCAGTATTGGCATCAACATCGGGATTTTTTTCAATTACATGGGGTGGATAGTCCACAGCATTGGAAAGCTCAACAAATGCAGTACAAAGTGGCTGAATTAGTTTTGGACCGTACCGATGTTTCTAGTATAATACAGGACGTTTCCAACCATCAATGGGTTGAAAACATCTATATACAATGAAACAAGCCACTATCGTTATTGAAGATGAAGTCAACTGCAAGATCCACGGGCTAGACCTAGATGCCCGGCGAGCGCTGGTAAAGAAGTTCAAGTACCAGGTGCCCTATGCCCGATATCTACCCGCGGTAAGATTGGGGCGCTGGGACGGATGCGTGAGTTTCTTCCAACTAGGCGGCAGCAGCTACATCAATCTCCTGCCTGAGATCCTGCCCATACTGGAAAAGTTTGATTACGATGTAGATCTAGACGATCAGCGCACCTACAGCACACGATTCGAGTCAGAGCTGGTAAACGAACGCAGCTTTGCGGATAGATCATGGCCCCAGGGGCACCCCCAGGCAGGCGAGCCTATAATGCTGCGCGACTACCAGATTGAAGTCATCAACAATTTCTTGAGCAACCCCCAGTGCATACAAGAGATAGCCACAGGAGCAGGCAAGACTATCATGACTGCGGCTCTAAGCCACCGGGTCACACCCTATGGACGCAGCATCGTGATCGTGCCCAACAAGAGCCTGGTCACCCAGACCGAACGGGACTACGTGAACATGGGCCTGGACGTGGGTGTGTACTTTGGTGATCGCAAGGAGTGGGGTCGGCAGCACACTATCTGCACCTGGCAGAGCCTCAATGTGCTGCTCAAAGCCACCCGGAGCGGTGATGCAGAATGCACTATAGGCGAGTTCTTGGAGGGTGTGGTCTGCGTGATCGTGGATGAAGTGCACATGGCCAAGGCCGATGCTCTCAAGACTCTGCTCACAGGAGTGATGAGCCAGGTGCCCATACGCTGGGGTCTCACAGGTACCATACCCAAGGAGCAGTTCGAGTTCCAGGCCCTGCATGTTAGCCTGGGTCCCGTGATACATCGCCTGGCCGCTGCCGAGCTGCAGGACATGGGTGTGTTGGCCCAGTGCCACGTGAACGTGGTGCAGCTGGTGGATCCGGTGGAGTTCACCAACTATCAGAGTGAGCTTAAATACCTGTTGGAAGAGTCCGGCCGCCTGGATACCATGGCTCAACTGATCCAGCGCGTGAACGAAACTGGCAACACTTTGGTCTTGGTGGACCGCGTGGCTGCAGGTCAGGCTCTGGTAGAACGACTGGGCGACCGTGCGGTGTTTATATCGGGCGCTACCAAGGCCGGTGAAAGGCAGGATCACTATGACCAAGTGGCAGAGACGCAGGACAAAATCATTGTCGCTACCTATGGTGTTGCGGCAGTGGGCATCAATATTCCCCGCATTTTCAATCTGGTGCTTGTGGAGCCTGGCAAGAGTTTTGTGCGAGTCATACAGAGCATTGGTCGGGGTATTCGCAAGGCCGAGGACAAAGACTACGTGCAGATCTGGGACGTGACCAGCACCTGCAAGTTCGCCAAGCGCCATCTGACCAAGCGCAAGGCCTACTATCGCGAAGCCCGCTACCCATTCACCCAGGAGCGACTGGATTGGCTAAACCATTGACACGGGCCGCCAAGTCGCATATACTCACAGTATGAAAATCCTTACACTTGAAAACCAACCCTATGACCTAGACAAGCTGCCCGAAGAGGTAGACGATCTGCGTTTCGCCATCCTGGACAATTCAGATCCTTCGGCTCCAGACTATCACTACATTCCCTTGATATTCCTGGAGAGCTTTTCTGCACCGGCTCTGGTGTTGCGCATAGGTGAACACGTGATCAAGATGCCCATGGACTGGCAGATCTTGATCGGCGAGCCCGATCTGGGAGACCTAGAAGTGCTGCCACTCACGTCCATAAACGATCGCGGCTTCCGAGCTTTCCAATTCAACCCACTCTCGGACTTCCGACCCAGTTTTCCTGACATCGAGATCCTGGATGTGTATCACGAAGTCACATGGTATTCGCCCAAGCTCAAAAACGGACAGATGCTGGCCGTGCCCATCCAGGAAGGTGCTGTACCGCAGTGTGTGTACTTCGTAAAAGATGTATCGCGCAACTGTGAAATCGTAGACTACAATCTGGCCTGGTAATGGACCCACTCAGCATACAGAACGAAATGCGGCAGTTCGATAGCAAGAACCGCGACTTCTATGACCAGCTCACGCCTGAGCAACAGAAAAAGTTCAGCCCCTATCTCATGATACGTTGGGGCAGCGCAGTAGAAGGCAGCGCGGACCTGCAGGAATACTATCTACTCAGCGTCAACAAACGGCTGAACCACAAGTTCTTTGCTGTGAATACCAGCAGGCACAAAAAGCTACAATGGCTCCTGGCTACCACGGTGAGTCCCGACATGGGCGCACTGAAGCACACCTGGATCGCGCCCAAGAAAAAAACAGCAGGCGACACCAAGATACGCAAACAGTTGAGTGAACTGTTTCCTGACCTAGGAGATCCTGAAATGGATGTGTTGGTGTCTATCACCACACAGAAGGACATCGACACCTACGTGCAACAGCTGGGGCAACAGTGACCTATCAGTGTGAGTTTTGCCAACGTGATTTTCAGCGCGAGAGCACCATCCTGGTGCACATGTGCGAACCCAAACGCCGTCGCCTGGAACGCAGTGAGCGTGGTGTGCAACTGGGTCTGCAGGCCTATGTGCGCTTCTACGAGATCACGCAGGGTTCCGCCCGCACACGCACCTTCGATGACTTCTGCGACAGTCCCTACTACCGGGCGTTCGTGAAGTGGGGCAGATATTGTGTGAACACCCGGGTGATCAATCCCACCCAGTTTCTGGAGTGGCTGCTCAAAAACAATCGCAAGATTGATCGCTGGGCCACTGACAGCCACTACGAAGAATTTTTGCTGGACTATGTGCGCCGCGAACGTGCGGACGATGCCCTGGCTCGTGCCCTGGAATGGAGCCTGGACTGGGCCGATGCCAACACTGCTCCTGCACATGACTGTCTACGCTATGGCAGCACCAACACCATCTGCCATGCGATTACCACAGCACGTCTCAGCGCCTGGGTGATCTACAATTCCGAATCGGGCCAGGCGCTCTTGAACCGACTCTTGCCCGAACAGATCACCATGATCTGGCCCTGGATCGATGCGGATGCCTGGCAACGGATCTTCCGGGACTTTGCGTCAGATCAGGTATTCGTGCAGGACACATTACTCAAGGCCGGATGGTAATGAGCGCAGATATCGACATCGATGTGCCCGACCGCGAACAAATACTGCGATTGATACAGCATGTGCCTGCCAGGCAGAAGGGCAATCGACGTCATAATTCCGGCATCTATGTTACAGACATACCTCGGGATCCGGTCCTGGGCTGTGCGGCCATAGACTATGAGTCAGCCGAACAGCGTGGCTATTTCAAGATCGATATGCTGAACATGTCGGTGTATCAACTGATACGTGATCCCGAACACTACGATCAACTGTTACAGCAGCAGCCCGATTGGACACGGCTATGGTCTGACCCCAAATGGGCACAGCAACTGGTGCACGTGGGCAACTACACCGATCTCCTGGCTCGCATGCGACCCGACAGCATACCCAGGATGGCCGCGTTTATATCCGTGATTCGTCCCGGTAAAGCGCATCTACAGGGCAGGCCCTGGGCAGAAGTGTTTGAGTCAGTGTGGGATGGTAATGACAGCCGCGGCTATGTGTTCAAAAAGAGTCATGCTGTGAGTTATGCAGCTCTGGTAGCTTTGCACATGAATATCTTGTCTAGTCAATACGTCGAACCAGAGTGATCGATTTTCTTTTGCTCTTTTTACGCACTATGTCCATGAGACTGCACACTGGGCCGTGCAAGATGGCCAGGTCCTTGTTGCTGAACGTGCGCAGAGTATAGCGAAAAGGTTCCCATTCGCTGCGTAGAAAGATGTTGATGGGTATGCTGCGATTGCTCTCCCACCACCATACAGCGGCCAGTTCAAGATAGCGCATCTTGAGTTCTTGATCCGCTATGGCGCCAAAATCATAGATGGTGGTCACACTGTCGTCACGATTCTGGATAACTCCCACATATTCAGCATCAGAGTACACACAGAGACTGATGAACGGATATTTTTCTGCCAACTTAGCGAACAGCGCATTGCTCATGGATAAGAACATGGTTCCTTTCGACCATAACGCTATATATACCAAAATGTCACCACATGGTCACTAATAAATACTAGATGTATCAAAACTATTCCACAACCGCGTATATCTACCAGCAGATCACCCGGGTGCTCATGGTAGACACCAGCGGTGGCTATTTTACCCTGAGGTACAGTCCTGTGTACGCTAAATCTCTCACTGTGAACAAGGGCGTAGACAACGTGCTCTTGTTTGAATTCATCAACCAAGATCAAAAGCCCGTGAACATCACCGGCAGTTCTTTTGTTTTCCGTCTTGTGAGCCAAAATGGCGATCGACTGTTGCTGGAAAAGCCCATGGAGATCCTGGCCGCCGCAGTGGGCAGGGCCAAGGTGGTCTTAGACAGCCAGGATACCATTGATATCGTGGCACAGCCCGCCAGTTACAGCATCCAGCGCACTGCAGGCAACTATGTGCAGGCCGTGTATGTGGACGCCAACAGCCAGGCCCGTGCGGACTGCAACGTGGTGGACAGCGTGTTCCCAGAATTCGTACCCAGCGCACCCTTGACCATTCCCACTGTGTATGGCAAACAGAATCAGATGCAGCCGGGTCCAACCAACTGGCCGGACTGGGCGCTACAGCCGCAGCCGCAGAATACCACCATGCTCACAGAGTTCTTCAGCAGCCATATTGATACTAGTCAACAAAGTCTGACCACGATCAAGATGGACATGGAGCACTATACCGGTACTGTGAAGTTCCAGGCCGCCCAAGACTACGAGAGTGTCTGGTACGACGTTACTGAAAGCTATTCGTTCCTGGACGAGACCAGCACACAGTATTTCAATGTGGTGGGGTTCTACCCTTTACTTCGTGCCTGTTTCAACAGCAGCCAGGGCTATGGTGCATCAGCCACTGCGGTAGTTTCGGACGAAGGCGTTCTCACCAGCATCACTATCAACAACGCCGGTTCGGGATACCTGGCACCGCCCAAGATACAGATTCTGGGCAACGGTGCCGGCGCAGAAGCTGTGGCCACTGTGGGTGTAGACGGTGGAGTGGGCAGCATAACTGTGACTGCTGGTGGATCCGGTTATACCCCAATCCAGGTACAGGGAACCCAGAGAGCCACGGTCTTGATCACCACAGGCACCATCACGAACCTCCAATATCGTTGAAGATCTCGATTTCATCTGTTACAATACACAGATGATTGATGTGATCAATTATCTTCCAGCGCGCCGTAAAAAAACAGCATCTGGTTGGGTTTCCTTCAACGCGCCCTGCTGTGTGCACAACGGGGAGAATGCCGACCGACGGCAGCGTGGTGGTCTCAAGCCCGCAGATGATGGCTGGAGTTATCATTGTTTCAACTGCGGCTTCACTGCCAGTTTCAGACTGGGGCGCAATCTAGGTCTCAAGGCCCGACGACTACTGGCCTGGTTGGGTGTGCCTTCGGAAGAGATTGAACGCGTCAATCTTGAAAGTCTGCGCCATCGCAGCATGGAAGGTATCCTGGCCGATCGCCAGACTGTGTGGCAGAGATTGGCTGATGTGACATTTGAAGAAACAGATTTACCTCAACACACCACGCAGATCACTCCTGGAGATTTCCCGGAGCAATGGCAGTATCTCCAGGGCCGACAAGTGCCCCAGGATTATCCGTTCTTGGTACAACAGCCAAAGAAAAATCGCCCACATGTGATCATACCGTTCACGCATCAGGGACAGGTAGTAGGGCATACCACTCGTTTTTTAGATTCGCATAGACCCAAATACCTCAATGAGATGCAACCCAACTATGTGTTTGGATGGGATCTACAACGGCCCGACTGGCAGCATGTGTTGGTCATGGAAGGTGTGTTTGATGCACTTGCCATCGGGGGCATGGCAGTGCTGCATGCTGACATCGCTGACGGCCAGGCCCAACTGATACGTAGCCTGGGACGCGAAATCACTGTGGTGCCCGATCAGGATCTGCCAGGCATGCGTCTGGTAGAACGAGCCCTGGAACTGGGCTGGGCAGTGAGCATGCCTGCCTGGGAACCGCATGTCAAAGACGTAAACGATGCTGTGATACGCTATGGTCGCTTGGGCACTCTGCTAACTATCATGCAGACTCGAGAGACCAGCCGGGTCAAAATTGAACTCAGGAGAAAGCAACT